GTCGATGTTAGACGACGAGGTTGTGCTTTATTTTCATAAGGCTACAACTTTTATCGTCCTCCTTGCTCTAGGAATTGTTGTCGCGTCTACTGGCGCGATGCTGGTGCAGTTGGTGATTGACCGTAAAAAGTTGATTGCTGATGCTCAACCAGTACCCCTGCACTCAGGGGAAAAGCTTGTGGTGATCACTGCTAGTGACCTCAAACGTGAGGTTCACAACAATGTTTACCATGCTTATTTTATCCGAAGTGGTGTTAAATACACTTTTCCGGTAGAGAACGTTGGTCTAGGAAGCTTTACTTCCCAATTCACCGAACAGAAACCCCAGGTTTACCAAGAGGCTCCGCCTCAACCTCCTGTTCAAGACTTCCAAGACCAACTTGGGTCGTCACACACGAAAATCGTGTTGACTCAAGAAATGGCGTTCCCGGCTTCCACGATCAATCCCTTTGGTCCGGAAGATCAATCATCAACTACCGTAACTGGAGTTGTTTGTTTTAGAATTGGGAAGGACAAGAAACCCTATGGTATGGGTTTCCGTGCTTCATTCGCGGGAGAATCCTTTCTCATTACGGCTGCGCATGTCTGGAATGGTTTGTTAAAACATCCAGACGATGTCGAAAAGTATATTGAGCATAAAGGATCTTGTTTTAAATTGGTAAAGAATGTCTGGAAGATGAGTTTCTTCTCTCCAGACAACGATATCATGATACTCAAACCGCTTACGGAGGCTGCTTGGTCGAAAATGTCTTTACAAGGTCTTAAGCTGAGTTTCAAAGCAACTGGCTCTGGAACAGTGTATGGCTTTAAAGACAACCAGCTCAGTTATTCACTGGGGAAATTTCATACGCAAGGGTTTGAACTCTTTCATGGAATTTCCACTTTGTCTGGCTGGTCTGGTTCTCCAGTAATTCAGGGCGATTCTGTCGTGGGTATTCACTTAGGTGCAATGCGCGCAGACAATCTGAATTTTGGTGCGACCAATTGGTGGACGACTTTCCTTAAAAAGAAAGATACCGAGTCAGATCAAATGTTGCAAAAGGGTTTGAAATGGGTTGATGAATTGCCAGAAGAAACTACCAAGTTACGGAAGCGAAACATGAAATTCTATTCTCCCTACAACGATTACGACGTTGTTGTCGTAGGATCATCAGTTAAACTATTGAGTTCCACCCGAAGAGATACAGCTTCTCTCGGTACTTGGGACTTCGAAGACGAATACTTAGATAGTCAAGATTTTCGTAATCTGGCTCCTGGGCGATTCTATGAATCGATTTTACCTGATGTTCCCGTCGCGGTTACTCCACTTCCGGATTTTCCCAAGGCCTTCCACTCCATCTCAGCCAACTCTACTCCTTTGGAGAGTATGTTTGGGAAGATGGAGCCATGTCAGCAACCCAAGCTGTTGGAATTGGCCTTAAACCAAGGGGAACTTGTTCACGAGTTGTGTCCGGAAAAGCCCAACCCAAGAAACCGAGCAGAATTTTATACAACGCCACAATACTTAGACCGTCGCTTGCAAAGTGGGGCTATCCTCCCAGAGGAGCTGCCGCCGAGTACAGAAGTCTCGAACTCCAGGCCGGAAAACACAGAAGTGTTCCTGTGCCTGTTTACAAGGAGGCAGGAGAAGCTTTACAACAGCATTATCCGTCATCCAAGGTACCGAGTCTTTTCGACCAGCCTTTCAGACCTGGAGTATTCCAGATTACGAAAGAGTCTATTGGAATGGACGTTGTCTCCTCTTCGGTCAAGAAGCAGTCAAGCCCTGGATTTCCTCTCTGCCTACTCCATTCAACTAATGGAAGAGTCCTTGAGGCGATGCCAGGATTCGTCGAATCTTGTGTAGCCGAAAGGCTAAACAAGCTAAAAGATTTTGACTCGACACAAGATCTTTTAGGAAAACAACTTGTCGAGCGCGGGCTTTGTGATCCGTGTCGACTCTTCGTAAAACAAGAGCCACACAAAGCCGCGAAACTCACGGAAGGCCGTGTACGTCTCATTGCTTCCATATCTATTATTGACAATATCATTTGTCGTATGTTATGTGGTTTGCAAAATGAAACGGAGATAAATAGCTGGCAGGACATACCAAGTAAACCCGGAATGGGTCTAACGGATGAAAATCTGTCTGATATTGATGCTTCGGTTCGTGCTGAGATGGCTAACGGTAGTCTTGCAGAAGCAGATATTTCCGGATGGGATTTCTCTATGCAAGGATGGGATTTTGAAGCCGACCTAGAGCGTCGAACTCGCCTAAACAAAGGCAGAGACACTATTTGGTATAGGATTGCAAAAGCCCATTTCTACTGTATGCAACGAAAGTTGTTCATCATTTCTGATGGACGCATGTTCGAACAACAACGGCCTGGGATTATGCCCAGTGGGTGGTACAATACTTCCTCAACCAATTCTTACGTCAGGAATCTGACATCGTACTTAGTGCAATCACAAGCTTCGATGCCAGTATCTCTTTATGGTATAGCAAATGGTGATGATAGCATCGAGCGATATATTCCTGAGGGAGAAGCAGCGTCTTTGTACGCGTCTCTTGGGAAGATTTGCAAGATGTATAATCGTATCGAGGAGGTCTTTGAGTTTTGTTCCATGCGCTTTGAGAAACGTAAACTTGCAGTCCCTGTAAATATTGACAAACTGTTGGTGAATCTTTTCTCTCAGCCTAGACATGATTTCAAAGAATTGGAAATGCACTATGAAGAGTTTCTTGAAAATATTCGCAACATGCCAACTTGTGAGACGAATGAGTTGGTGGAGTTAGTTAAAGCCTCGGGCTTTCTACTCCGCGGCGAAGGCTCTGAACCCACGGATTGACCTAGGTCATCCGCGTCTCGTCAGACGTTAAACGACGAAATGGTGGTAATCCACTTGTCTGCGGGGGAACAAAATCCCCCGCATTGGGTTTGTGAACGTAATTTCCCAAAATCTCTCAGAGTGCTAACCAGAACGCCAAGAGACTACACGGAGAATCCTTTTATAGGTTGTTCACTGATGTATAGTCCCGGTTCTCATACGGTATCCAATACTATGACGAAACAAAAACAACAAAAATCCTCGATGGGCAAGAAACTTGTCTCATTAGAGAAGAAGCTGGCCGGGCTTACAACCGGCCGACGCAAAGCGCCTAAGAAGCGCACCCCCTTTGGAAACGTTGGATCCATTGTCGGACGAGCTGCTGGCTCAATGTTCGGCAATGGTGATATCGGATCTGGAGTGGGGAGATGGCTTGGTACGGGCATTGGGTCGATTTTCGGATCAGGCGACTATACAGTCGCTGGTTCGGCTCCGGCCTATAATGTTCTTACCGCACCTACTCAAATACCGAAATTCTCGACGACTCACTCTACAAATATTGTGTGTCATCGCGAATATCTCGGGGACATTCAGGGTACTTCAGCATTCAATAATGTGTTGTATCCCTTGAACCCGGGAATTTCGGGTACTTTTCCATGGCTTTCTGCTATTGCTGACAATTATCAGGAATACAAATTTCATGGTCTTGTATTTGAATTTCGATCACTGGTGACAGATTTTGTTACCAGTGGTGCTCCTGGGGTGGTCGTTATGGCTACGAATTACAATGCCGACGTCCCTGCTTATATTTCTAAGCAGCAGATGGAAAACAGTGAATTCGCGGTCTCGATCAAACCAACGAGTAATTTGATTCATGGTGTTGAGTGCGCCACTCAACAAACAACCATTTCACAAAGATATGTTCGAACTGGTTCAGTACCAACTGGCCAGGATTTGAGACTTTATGATTATGGAAACTTTCAATTTGCAACCCAAGCTAATCCTGTACAGGATCTTGGTGAGCTTTGGGTTTCCTATTGTGTTGAGTTCTTCAAGCCAATCTTGCCATTGGATGTTGCCTCTTCACCAGTCACTGGTCATTCTGTGAGGTCTGTAGCATCAAATGCTAGTCCTTTAGGAACCATCCAAGGTACATTGTCGGGAAACATTGGACTTGCTTGTTCTTCATTGAACGTTAGTTTCAATGCCAATCCAGGTGAGATTTATGTTTTATCTCTCAATTGGTTTGGAACATCTACAGCTGCGCTCAATGTTCCTGGTTTAACTTTGACAGGCCTCGTGCCTTTCAATTTATTCCAGTTTGGAGGAAATTCGAATCAGAGTGCAGGAAATGGCGCTACTGGTGTATCTTTGTACATCTCTTATGGTTTTAAGTGTAACTTGGTCAATCCAGGAATTGTCAATATCGCTGTTGGCTCAGGCGTTGTGCCTTTGAATTCAACTGTTGATATTTTGGTTTCTCAACTTGATTCAAGTATCACTAACTAGACTGCCAGGTCTTTAAACTGGCGATCCCGATACAGCCGTAGAGCAATAAGTCTCTTTGGAAGCCGATTAGCGACCGGTTTGGGTCCGTAGCGAAAGCTTTCTGCGGCATAATGCAGATAGTCCGAAGACGATAAACTACGAGTATCTACGAGGATGTCTTAATTCGC